CTGTGGCTGACATTGACCAGAATATGAAGGGATCTTGGTTCCCGACCACTGGCAGCATCGGTCAGGCTCTTTCAGGCGTTGCCGGCACAAATGCTCACAACGTGGCTCGCGCCATTGAAGCCATCAAGGCGAACATCGGCTTTGAACGGTTGAGCGCTATGCGTGCAGCCAGCCCAACAGGGGGAGCGCTTGGCGGCATTGCTGTTAAAGAACTTGACCTGCTCACGGCATCGGCTGGCAACCTTGAGCAATCTCAGTCTGCCGACCAATTCCGGCGCAATCTTGAACGGCTTCGTTCTGACTTTGAAATGGTCATTCATGGGCGCACGTTCTCGCCAGAAGAGCGGAAGCGCATGGCAGCATCGGAAGCGGCACAGGCTGACCAAGGCAGGGCGCGTCCAAACTTCATTGACCAGAACGCTGCAAGGCCGCAGCCAACACCGGCTCAGTCATCAGCCGCCCTACAAAACGCGCGCAAAGCCATTGCCGATGGCGCACCTCGCGAAGCTGTCATGGACCGACTGCGCCAAGCCGGCATTGATCCAGGAGGTCTTTGATGGACTTTTCAGACCTGATCCCAAAGCAGACCGGCAACCCCAATCTGTCGTTTGATGACCTGATCCCGCAACAACCACAACAGCCGGCACCAGATGCCCCATGGTATGCCAAGCTTGGCGGAGCCGCTGACGACATTGCAAGGCTTGTCGCAAACACTGTCACTCTAGGCGGCGCTGATCGGTTTGCGGGCTATATGTCCGGTTCTGGTCAGCAATCCGAAGAAGCCAAGACCAAAGAAGCAGCCGACCGCGCCGGATGGGCTGGCACAGTCGCGGAAATCGGCGGCGCTTTTGTTCCGGCAATTGGCGCGGCTAACCTTGGCGCGGCTGCCGTTCGCACTGTTGCCCCGTCTGTAGCAGCATTGCGCGGCGGGCTTGGTCTAGCTGCAAGAACCGCTGGCATGGGCACAATCGGCGCGGGTATGGGTGCAACTGAAGCGGCAATAAAAAACGAAGATATTGCGCGCGGCACAGTTTACGGGCTTCTGTCTGGCGCGGGCGGAAACCTTGCTGGCGAGGGCATTGCCAAGGGCATCGGCTCAATAGGCCGCGCACTCAAGACTAAGCCTGTAGTGCCATCTGCCGATGATATTGCCGCTCGTGCAAGCGCAGCGTATCGCGCCGCTGATGACGCTGGGGTGGTATATACGCCACAGGCAATGCAGTCGCTGCAATCCCGCATCCAAGGCGATTTGACCAGCCGGGGATACCTTCCCGGAAACCAGCCCGGTGTAGCTAACGCGCTCAACGCTATACAAGATCAGGCGAGCGGCAATGTCACGCTAAAGGGACTTGATACGCTTCGACAGGCTGCTTCTGGTGGCTTTATCCCCGGCAACAAAAAAAACAACGCCATGATCCGCGATATAGCGGAAGGGATTGACAATCTTGTTGCAAACCCACGGTCAGGCGATGTTCTGATGGGCGACGCAAAGGCAGGGGCGGACGCGATTAAAACGGCACGCGAATTGTATGCCATGCAGGCAAAAAACTCGAAGGTTGAAGAGCTTTTAGAACGGGCTGGCATTCGCGCTGCCAAATCCGGCACGGGTGGTAATGTCGAAAACACAACGCGGCAAGAAATTGCTAAAATCTTGATGGACCCCAAATTTAGGCGCGGCTTCAAGCCTGATGAACTAGACGCGGCCCGTGATGCTGTATTTGGGACGCCAGCACAAAACGCATTGCGCCTTGTTGGTCGCCTTGATCCTACAAGTGGCGGTCTAATGGCGGCTCTTCAACTTGGCGCAGCAGGCGCAACAGGTGGCACAAGCCTTCTATCGGCAGCGGCTGGCGCGGGCGCTCGCGCATCGTCTGAGGCCATTCAGAACGCACGTGTTGCCGACCTACAGCGGATTATTCGAGCCGGGGGAACGCGCCAAGCCGCCTTTGGTGCGCCAAATGCGCTTGAACGACTTTCCGAGACGCAGCGCAAAGCTATTGCCGCTCTCATCATGGGCGGCGGCATCGTCTCTGCTCCGTGATGGGCGATAACACCACCATATAAACAGGCATATCAACGCAAGAGCCACGATGTCGCCAAAATAGATTGGCGGCAACTCGCGACCCGAAAGAGTGATTGCTGTCGCAATCGCAAGGCCAGCAATTAAAACACCCGGCTCTTGGTTCATCGGCCAAGGCCGCTTGCTTCTGTCAATCTGCATCAGACCTCACAGCCCGCCCTAACCGGCGGGTTTTTTCGTTGAAAGGACACCCCATGCCTCGAAACGGCGGCGGTATATATAGCAAGGGCAGCCCCAGCGTTGTCTCTGGAACAACCATCCAGAGCGCAGCCTATAACACCACGATAGACGATCTTGTCACGGATGCCAATGCAGCCCGTCCCGTCTCGGCTGGTGGCACAGGTGCAGCCAATGCGTCGGATGCGAGGACGAACCTCGGCATCAGCGCGACGAATACGCCATTTACCCCGGCTGGCAACATCGCGGCGACGAACACTCAATCTGCTATTGTTGAACTGGACACCGAAAAGGCGGCGCTTGCTGGTTCATCGGCTCAGGCGTTTTCAGTCGCAGCGGCCACGGTTGCTGACCACGCGGTGAGCCGGTCCTTCGGTGATGGCCGTTACAGAGCTATTTCATACACGACAAGCAATTCAAGTTATTTGTCAAACTCGGTCGCCGGAGCTTTTGGCAATAACATCATGCAAAATACGGAAGGCGCTGAATATCTCAGCCTTGCCATCACGCCACGAGCAACAACCAATCGACTGATTATCACAGCGGTTGTGCATTGCTGCCCATCCGCATCTGCCTCGGTCCAGATTGGCTTGTTTCAAGACGCCACTGCTGCGGCTCTTACGCAATCAAATAACTCAATCGGAATTGCTGACGCGCTTATTCCGGTAATTTTAGAGCATGAGATGGCTGCCGGCACAACCAGCGCAACAACCTTTAAAATTCGAGGCGCGGCGAATTCTGGAAGTTTTGTTTTAAATGGCATTTCTGGCGGCGGGCGTGGCGGCGGGCGTCTTATTTCGCGACTGACAATCATTGAGGTTCCAGCATGACAACCCAAGGCCCACCACGGCCTATGCAATGGTCTCGGTTGTCTGAAATCTATGTCGTAAACGGTCCCGCCAGACTTTACGCCAACAATGCCATTTACGCGATGATTGGCACGCAACCTCCATCCGGCACATTTCAGCCGAATACTTGGCACACTATCGACCTAAAACCATTTGGCGTCGGCGCTGATGCAAAAGCCGCCTTTTTAAGTGGGCTTTTGATTATCACGCAGGGGACGACACCCTGCACAGCCGACATGCAAATTGTTTTTCGCGCTCCCGGCGACACGACAACGGACATCAACCGCCTGATGGGACAAGTTACCGAAGCCCATGCCGGAGGCGGGCAACGCTCCGGCTTCGCGTCTTGGGTTCCACTTTTTGACGGGTGCGCGGAAATGGGGTTTCGGCTGTCAACTCCGGCGCAGTGGCCTCAATGGCCAGCTTACGGAGTAAATTTATCCGTGCAGATGTGGGGGCGATGACGCATGAAAACAACTTACAAAAGCGTTGCAATCATCGGCCTTCTGGCTGTCATGCTTGCCGGTTGTGCAACACCCCAACGCGAACCGAATTGGGGCGCAATTTCCCACGAAGTCGGTCGCAGCATTAACCAGAGGTGACGCATGAAAACCGCATGGAAGCTGGATCATTCATCCAACAATAAGCTGCAAGGCGTCCACCTGGCGCTTGTCGGCGTTGTCGAACGTGCAGCCCGTGAAGGCGCACCCCGGTTCCGCGTTATCGAAGGCACACGCACCATGGCTCGGCAGCGCGAACTTGTGAAGCGTGGCGCATCCAAGACGCTGAACTCACGCCACCTGACAGGCCACGCGGTTGACATCGTGCCGGTGGATGCTTCCGGCAATGTGTCATGGGATTGGCCGCTGTATTATCCCCTCGCGAGGGCCATCAAGAGCGCTGCACAGGCCGAAGGCGTGCCAATCGAGTGGGGCGGAGACTGGCGAAAATTCAGAGACGGCCCGCACTGGCAGCTTCCTTGGTCCAGCTTCCCCGCAAAGAATATCCCGCCCGAAGCTGCGGCGGAAGAACCCATCACCGAACGCAAGGTCACGGACCTGTCACGATCCCGCACGATGGCCGGTGGTGCGGTTTCCCTGATGGGTGGCGCGGCGGTTGCCATCTCCGAAACCCGCACGGCACTGGAGCAGGCATCCGGCCCACTCAGCACCGGCTCGGTTCTCGGCATCGTCATCGGCGTGCTGATCTTCGCAGGTGCGGCGCTGGCCATTTATGCCCGATGGGATGACGCTCGCGGACCACAAGGCGGTGACGAATGATGCCCCTTTCGCTTTTACGTGCCGTCCCACTCACAGCGTGGCTTGTGGCTGGCGTTCTCCTCGCTGCTGGCCTGTATCACTGGCGCGCGACGAATGCCGCCTATGAGGCTGGAAAAGCCGAGGCAATCAAAACCATCACAGACGCAAACCAGAAGGCAAAGGACAAGGCCGATGCGGGCATCCAGAATGTTGACGACTGTTACGCTCGCGGCGGCGATTGGAGCCGCGCTAGGGGCGTGTGCATCCTCAGTCCCGGTAAGTAAACCCTGCGGCGTCCTCACCGATAGCCTGATGACGGTCACGGCCACAACCCGCGACGGCGAGCGGCGGATCTCACGGCACTTTGAAGCAGGCGTGCAAGCCGGATGCTGGTCGAGGGTGACGAAATGAGCGAATCCACCGACACGCGAGACCGGGTGATTAAACTCGAAAGCGACCTGAAGCACTTGACGGATGCCGTCGATGGAATGTCGGCCAAGGTCACGGCCATGCATGACCTGCTCCAGCAGGCACGCGGGGCTAGGTGGCTAATCCTGACGGCTGCGGCGCTCGGTGGGTTCGTTAGCGCAAAGCTGGCGGCGTTCATGCCGTGGCTCACGTTCACGCCCAGATGACATTCCTAGACGCGCAGACCGACGAGCACGCGATGGACGCTCTCGACCGTCTGGCAATCATCCCCGCCATCCTTCAGCCGATAGCCGCTGCCGGTGTCATGCACGCGGGGCTTGCTGTCGTGTCTCAGCACCTAGGCCACGGCCTCGCGACGGAACTTCTCCGAGACCTGCAACGCCAGATCGACCACTGGCGCGACAACGGCCAGATCGACGGCTGACGACGGCTTTCAACAGTTTTAGCCCGCGTTGAACATCCCCCCGAAAGGAACTCCCATGTTCAAAGATGCCATCCCCGGCACGCCTATGCCCCGGCGTGTGACAAGGCCCATGGATTTCATCGTGTGGTTTCTGGTGCTGCTGTTCGTTTTAACAGTCGCGAGCCGGTCAAATGCGCAGAACTCTGCACCACAATGCGTCACGCTCGCGCAAGCAACAGAACAGGCCGACCGGGCAGGCGCTGCCATTGTCCACCTTACACCAGACCAAGCCAAGCGTGCGGCAGCTATCTATGACAGCATCCCGCCCGCCACGATCAGCAATTCGGCCAGCGCGGCGTTGGTGTTCCTGCCCGTTGGTGGCGCTATCCTGGTGGGGCCGGCTGGCATGTATTGCGGTTCCGCCCGCATACCTCCGGAGGCATGGGACCAGATTGTCGCCCGCATCATGGGGTGGCGCAGCTAATGGGAGCGCCGTCACTTTCTGCCGCTGACGTTGACGCCATTTTTCGCGCACTTGAACAGTGCAACGGAAACCAGACACACGCAGCCAACGCGCTCGGCATCCCGCGCAAGACATTCGCCAACCGCTTGAACCGGGCCACAGCGCTCAAGGCTCAGTCTCAGTCAAGGCCCTTCGTCGCTCCGGTCCTGCCATCAAGCAAGCTGCCGCTGGCCGACTTGATAAAAAAGCGCATTGCCGAGAGCGAGCGTGTCATTGAGGCGGATGACGCCACGCACCTCATCCGCATCCGATTGAACACACCCGGCCCCATCGGCTTGATGGTGTTCGGTGATCCGCACGTTGACAATAGCGGCTGCAATTTCAAGCTGCTGCATGACCATTTGGGCATCGCTGCCAAGCGGCCCGAATACGTGTTTGCGGGTAACATCGGCGACCTCACCGATAACTGGGTCGGTCGATTGCAGCGGCTTTATGCCGAAAGCGGCACAACCGTTTCCGACGCATGGCGGCTGGCCGAATGGATGTTGCGGGGGGCTGGCGTCAATTGGCTGTTCCTTGTGCGGGGCAATCATGACGCTTGGTCTGGGCCATCAGACCCGCTCGACTGGATCATGCGAGGCTCGGAAGGCGTTGACCAGCCCCACGGCGTAAGGCTCGCGCTGGACCATCCGAACGGCGTCGAAACCCGCATCAATGCAAGGCACAACTTCAAAGGCAACAGCCAGTTCAACCCGCTTCATGGCCTCGCAAGGGAGCAGCTATTCGGACACCGGGATCACATCGTTGTCGCCGGCCACCTGCACATGGGCGCGGATGCCGGCGACGTGATGCCATGCGGAACGGTGACGCAGCTTGTCCGAACGAGCGGCTATAAGGTTGTGGACGATTACGCCAAGCAGGGCCAGTTCAGGGCGCGCAAGATCCACCCCTCAGCCATGGTTATCATTGACCCGTCAAAGCCCGACAACTGCCGCTCGCGGGTCTGGTGCGCACCGACTGTCGAGGAAGGCGCGGACTATCTCGACTGGCTCCGGGCGCGGTTCGAGCGCGGCGCAAAGACGAAGGTGAAGGCGCAATGACTGACAGCATCAACCCGCACCACTACCAGAATGCCAAATGGCAGGCGATCGACGTGATGGAGGACGTGATGTCAGCCGTCTCCGAGAACGGCAACCCGGTAGCAGCTTACAATATCGCGGCGGCCCTGAAATACCTTCTAAGGGCTGGCAAGAAGGGCGACACGATGGAGCAGGCACAGAAGGCCGAATGGCATCTACGGCGTGCAATCAATCACCTAGCGCCGCGTGACAACTGAGGAAGCGACATGGACGCACGATATAAAATTGCTGAAGCCATGATGCGCGGCGTCGGCCAGCCGATGGCCGCATTTCCGGACCAACGTCAAGATGCTGATATGTCGCTGCGGGGCATGGCGTCCGACCTGTATCAAGCCGACCAGCGGCGGGCGCAGGATTACCGGGCAGGCATTTCGGATGCCTTGATGCAGTCATGGCCGGCTGAACTTGCCAAAAGCGCTTACGGCGCTGTGACGCTTCCCGGTGACGTGTATGCGGGCAAGGTCAACCCCATGTCTGACGAGGCTGTTGGACGTGCGGCGGAGTTTGCGGGCCTGATGACGCTTGGCGCTGGCGCGATCCGGTCGGGCGGTCCAAATGAGTTGCGAATGGGCATCAAGCCACCAGGAGGGCCGGGAGGCGACGACGCAGCAAGAATGGCGCGTGCCAAGTCAATGGGATATGACGAAGGTGCGTTTTATCGTGGCGATAAGGGAAAAGACCCCAGTGAATACCCAAGAGGCGCACACTTCACACGCAACCCAGAATACAACGCAGGCGGATCAACTGGCGACAAGGGCTTTGGCAAAAACCGTGAGTTCAGGTTAAATTTACAAAACGCATTCCTCGACGAAAATCCTGTAACAGCAAAGCAACTTAGTAACCTGCTGGCTGCTGCACAGAAGCACGACCCCAAATTAGCTGTTGATTTGGCGTCGTTGGTTGGCAGGGATCAAGCCACTGTGTTGAACTATGGCCGCGTAAGGCCGGATGCAATTGTGGACAATAGCGGGCATGAAATTCGGGCAGCTATGAGACGCAGCGCCGCCCCTCAAACAATATTTAAGGAGGCAGGTTTTGATGCCGTCGGCAATGGGCATGAAGTGCTTAAGCTCACGGGCGACGGCATCAGGCTTTCTTCGGCGCAGTTTGATCCGGCAAAGGCTCATTTCCGAGACATCACCGCTGGCTTGGCTGGTGCTGCTGGTGCTGCTTTAACTGGACAGCAAATTCTTGAGTGGGCCAAACAGCAAGGCGTTCAGGTTTATTGATCCCAGTTTGGGTCAATGTCTGGACCGAAGCCCTGCCCATATTTCTCACAATGCCGCTGGCAGTAGTAGTCCCAAATCCATTGCGCGTCATAAACTGCGTCGTGGCGTGGGTCATTGTCGCGTTCGTCGTTCATGGCTTTTATGGACTGCGCAAGCAGCGTCTTGTCCATCAAGAAGCTGGCGCGGTCGATATCGACCAGCTTCTTCCCGCCCTTAATCGGGTCTTGAGCGTGGACCAGCACGTAGGTGTGGAACATCTTATTCCCCTTTTAGTCCGTGCGTTAAATAAGACTGGATGAGCAGGGCAATCGTTGGCGTGACAGCGCCACCGCCCTCGATTTTCTTTGTATGCGACAGGCTAAGGCCCAGCGCTTTAGCCCATGCGGACTGTGTGAGGCCAAAAGACTTGCGCGCTTCGCGGAATTGATCTGGTGTCATCTCAAATTTTCTGCGCGTTTTTGTAAATTGCGTTGGCGATGACCTCAATTGTCGGCGGCATAAAATCCTCATCCGTCGCAGCGGGCATTGAATAACCGTCTGGCAGTATTGTTTCCAAGCTTGCTACGTTCCACTGGCGGTTTTTGTTTATGTATGCGGCCTTGAACGCCTGAGCAATTTCTGTGGCTTTGGTTTTTGTCATTTGCCTTACTCCTGCTCTGCTGAATGGTAAGAAATGAAACCGAGACAACGGCAATCTGCCTCAACGGCTTCAATCGTATCGCTGTCTTGCCCATCATGAACAACTGGCACGGCTTCAGACCCATCAACGTCGGCGCGATATGCCATATATCCCGAACCGCCATTCCGCGCGCATGAAGCACGGTGCATGCCGTAGGATCTTGGCTCGCCACCAATGTCAGCATCCATCGCCGCAGCGTAAGCCAACGCGAAATCATCTTCGCTTGTCGCGCTAAGGTCAGCCTTAAACGACAGGGCGTCGTCAAGCGTGAAGGTCCGGCCTTTATAGTCGGCGCTATCGCCCCAGATGTAGCCGCTGTAATTGTCGATGAGAATGATTCGCATGTCCGTTGCTCCTCTCTGATGTCAATATGCCACAACGTTTGGAAACGCGGTCAGATTGGGTTCAAAGTCGTCAAACTCTCCGTCTTCGTTTGGCTTGCCTTTGCCAACCCAGAAGCCTTCGGGCTGGCTTTCGATTTCAATGTGCGAGCCATAGAGGCAGGCAACCTTGTCGCGTCCGAAGCCTTTGTTGATGTAGGCACCGGCAATCGCGGCGACTGCATCGTTTTGCTTGCCGGTAAACTTCCAAACTGCGTTGGTCTGGTCGTCACGGACGGTAAGACGGGCAACCCCACCTGTTGCTTTTGGGAATGCGCCGTCGCGCCACTCGCCAGTCTTTTCGGCGTATCCGGTTTTGGTCTTCAGCATCTGCGTGTCTCCCTGTTGACATAGACAAGGTATCATATTGACACCATATGTCAAGCGCTAAAAGAGGCGAAACGCTCGTTCTAGTCAGCCTGCGGTCTGTTTTCATCGGCGGAAAAACAGGCTGCAATATGCGGAATTATCCCGTTCGGTGTAGTCCTAGTCCAAATTTGGACTAATCAGCCGGAACTGTCCCGATCGGGATGATGGCGGCGTGTTCAAATTCATTGATGGCGGCGGCGGCAAATTCAGGGCTGACAATATCGCCGGTTTCATTGTGAAAGGCGTCCTCGGCGTCAAATGTCAGCCGGAACGTGCCATCTTTCATAATGATAAGCGCGGCATAACCCCAAAGCGATACAGCGCGCTCGACCATATCGGCTGGCGGTGGTGGTGGTGGCGTCCAGCCGTCATACAAAAGCGGGTTATCCGGCACATAGATGCTCACCACGTCCCCTTCCTGATGTGTCTTGAACTCATCAGCGACGTATGCGCCATCAGGGCTGCTTGTTCTGGCTTGGCGGTTCATGTCGGCTCCTTCAGTGCGCGGATGGCGGCAGCGATCTGCTCGGCAGCGTCAGCCTTGCGACGGAAGATGTGCGCAGCGGCCCCGGAATTTGATTGTTCCGCGTCCTCTGACCAGTGCAGTTCGCGTGCATCCGCTACCTTCGCCGCTTCCTCCAACGCCGCTGCCCGCGCCTCGTCCCGCTCGCTTTCCAGCTTGGCAATCCGCTTCTCGTCGACGCGGGCGCGAAACTCTGCACTGCGCCGTTGCCACACCATGTCCATGTTCTCACGTTGCGCCTCGTCCCGCTCGCGTGTCAGCCGCGCAATCTCGGCGGCGAGGTTTGTGGCACGGGCTCGCCAATCGACGTTCGCCGTCGCTGGGTCAATCGCCGCAAAGCCTTGCATCGGGCCTTGATGCACGTCGCCTCTCAGCCGCGCCTCATCCCGCTCGATCGTCAGCCGCTCGATGGTGTCGGCGGCTTCGCGGATAAGCGGCCCATCCTTGAAATGGTTGTATGGCTCGTAAGCTCGCAGCCTCGCCACCAGATCGTTTGTGTCAGTCATGGCTTGTCCTTCTGTTCGCTTTGCACTACAAAAATGCGGTTTGTATGTAAAACCGGCCAGAAATCGCCGCACCGTTCATCTTCCGGCTGCCGTTGAAAATCCGTGAACGCCTGCCACGGCACATGCGGCACAGTTCCGCTTGCCTTGCTTCGATAGCACTCGGCCCGCGATGGGCATTCGTCATCGGCGCACATGCTGATGTCGGGAGGCATCAATCCACCTTCCCATATCCAAGCCACTGGTCTGGCATCCACGGTGCGGGCATTATGACGGGCCGGGGTGATGGGTCAACCGGCACAATGCGGATTGTCTCATCAGGCGCTATCTCGACGGCACGCGGCACACGTCCAGCATCAGCCGCACGGACGGCCCTTGCCATGTCTGACATCGTGACGCGGGCGGGGCGTGTCATGTATCCCCGCCTTTCATCGCTCGCACGATAGCCCTAGCTGCGGTGCGAGGCGTCCAGTCTAGGTCTATGCTGTCAGTGATGATTTCCTCTAGCCGATCCTCGTCGAGCAGAAGCGCCAGCGCGTCGATGCCGGCCTTGCGCTTCTTCCAGTGCAATTTCATGGCTTGGCTGATGCGTTCTTGATGTTCGCTGCGTTTGGGTGTCATCGGTAAATCGCTCTTCTCGGCAGGCCTTCTAGCTTGCTAGGCTGTCTGGCGGTGGATGGTTTCGCTGGCTTCGGTGCAAAGCCTGCGGATTGGATCGGCTTGGCTGGGGCTGGCTTTAACCCCAAGTTAGCCTTCGCCTTGCGCGCGACCTTGGCCTTCTCAGCCACGTCATCGGCAGTCTTGGCCTTGTGCTTGTCACGCAATGCCGGGGCGAGGTTCGTCTCTCTGTGCTCCCCGCCATTGATAAGCGCGATGATGTGGTCACAATCCCATGGCTCACCGGCTGCTATCTTGCGGCCTGACAGGTGACACACCCCGCCATGCCGCTCGAATATCCTGAGCCGCACCCGTGGCGGTATCTTGCTGTCGGGCGTCTTGCCCACCCATTCCTTGACGGCTCGGCTCATAGGCGTTGCCCGTGGTGTTCATTCCACAGGCGCATAATCTCAATCGCACAATCAAGGTTTTCGCACTCTGCGATAATATCAAAAGGCGGTTCTTCAGGCCCATCTTCGGCCTGAAAATATACAAAAATATCCAAGTCTTTAGTATCCGACGGCACAATATAATACCAATCAAGCGATGCGCCATCGTCGTTTGTATGCGGTATCGTAGCGACTTTAACCTCACGGTGTTTCATCACGCTGCCCTTTCTTGATCATGGAACACAACGCCACGGTTCGCACCGAACGCTTCCATGAGCGTCATCAAGTCGCCCATCTCGGCCACTGTTAAATCAGATGACGACCGGCCTAAATTGACGAAGCCAGTCCCGTTCAGGTTCGGCACAAGGCGCAATTCGGACTTGAGGCCGTCGAGGAAGATCAGCTTCCAGTCATCGGCTGACAGCTTCAACCCGTGCCACTCGACTTGCCCTGCGATGTCCGTGAGCATCGCCCACATACGCGCGTTTTGTGGCAGCGTGCGCTTGGGTGCCTTGAACTCCACGCGCGTCATCGGCGGGGCTTTGGCGCACCAGTTCGCTGCCTTCTGGCGGATGTCATCCGATGATATGACGAGAACGGCGCGGCTCATGCTGTCACCTTCTCAGCCATAGCGCGGCAGAACGCGGCGCATAGGGCGAGGGCTGGCGTATCGGCATAAGCCCAACAAGGCCATTCCTTGAGAGATTCCTGCTTGATTGTCTTCCATGTCTTGAGAGACCCCTGCTCGATTGCCTCCGGCGCGGCATACAACGTCCCAAACCCGCCTTCTTTATCCGGCCTGCACAGCCACCGCATTTCCGGCAACTCCCGCTCGATCAGCGACGTGATGGCGTCGAGGGAGCCGGTGAAACCGAAATACGGGATCATCTGGAACCCTTCTGGCAGCAGGCTGCCCATGCAGCGCTCGATGTCCCGATCCGACCCCGTCGCCTTCTCGCAGCGCTCGGCCAGCGCAAGCCATTCCGCTTTGCTTGTCATTCGGCAGCCTCATGCAACTGCAACTCTTCCGGCAGCGCTTTGAAATGTGCGCGGGCATGGGCCAGAACGGCAGCGCCATCCTTGAGACGTTCGGCGGCTTCACGATTGGCGAACACCCATTCCGACACGTCAGATCGGCTTGTCAGGCTGTCAATCGTAGCGAGCATAACCTTGGCTGGTGCCGACAATTCGGGCGGATCAATGCCGACATTCGATTGATCTTTGTCATACAATGCCAGCCCGAACGGGTTGCCGAATGTCATCAGGGCGCGTTTCATTGCGTCCGTTTCGGCTTCCTTGATTGCGCTTTCGTGCGCTAGGCCCAGATCGCGGTCAATGCCATGGCCGGAGCCGACACCCTCGCGAATGATGCTGCCAACTGTGACACGCACGCGGGCGATGTAAGTCACACCCCAGCCGGTGCCTTGCCCAACTGTCCGCTCCCGCTCCTGGACAAGCCGGATGTCAACCGTCTCGCGGTTCCATGCGTCAAAGCCGAAGATCCGATTGGCTTCCGCGATGGCGTGCCAGCCTTCGACGTAGGACAGCTTGCGGCCAGACTGCGAGCGCTCTTTGACGTGCTCAGGATTGAGCTTGCCGGACAACGCTTTGATGATGTCTTTGTCGAATGTCATCACAGCACCTTCACGATTGGCTTGCCGGTCACGAGTGACGCACCGGGCATGGTTTCACCTGCCTCCAAAGCGGCTTTAATCGCGGCTTTGTCGGGTTCAATTCTGGTTCGCGCATAGCCCTGCGGCGGCGTGAAATCGTCAGCCAAAGCCAGCGACACGCGGCCCGGTGACATGCTCACGGTTCCGGCTGGGGTCTGCATCTTGCGCAGCCCGGTTGCGTCCAGAACCAAGCCCATCAGCTTTCGGCGGGCTTCGGCTCGGGCTGTCCAGCGGTCGGACAATCTCGCGTAATCCTCCGCCAATTTGTCCATGGCTTCACCGTTAGCCATGGCTTCACGGCGTTCGATTACAAGCCGTTCCATGATGGCGTTGGCGTCCGTCTCCCCTTCTATGATGTCCGCAAGGAATGCGTCATCCTCGGCGATTCCAGGGTGTGCTTCGATCAGCGAGGCATGTGCAGCGCGAAGCTGTTGAAGAAATTGCGGGTTCATGTCGTTTCCCTTTCGCGACGCGCCCAATTCAAGTTTTCTTTCACTGCCTTACGCAGCCGCGCAATCTCGGTGCGCTTCTGGTCAATGCACTTTACGTGCAGGCCGGCCTTGATCTCGGCAGCGTATTCGCCGGCAATCTGGCGCTGCGTTTTGGCCAGCCGAATGAATGCGTTTGCGAGGCTCATTCTGCATTCTCCCGATAGCGCTGTTCGGGTGTGCGGCGCGGCTCATTGTCTGGCTCTGGTGCGATGGCGTTGACAGTCCCGCGCAGTGCGATGGCGCACAGAAAGCCGACAAGGCCGGCGAATATAAGAAGGCCGATTAGCTCGCTCATGGTTGCACCTTGCGGGCTTCAAGCATGGCGTCGGCATCAATGTATGCAAGGCGTGCGCGCTGTTGCGGCGTTGCCAGACCTTCGTCGTGCGCGTCCCGCGCGTGCATCCCTGTCAGCACTTGCCCTGCGAACCAATCGCGAAGCCGCAAATCGTGCTGCATCTGAAATACTGGCGCGCCATCTGGCTCTGCCACGTCGTCAATCTCGCTCATGGCTGCACCATCGGGATGAGCGCATAACCCAGCGCGCCGGTTGCGATGATGATGACGAGCGCCATCAAGTCGGTGATGTCAGCCTTGCGGATGGATGCGAGAAAGAGGCTCATGACAGCGCCTCCTCGATCGCTTCTTGGATTGCCTGCTGGACGGCGCGCAGGCCATCGCCAGTCGAGAACCACGCTTCAATGACATCGGCGAGGCAGACCGGCATCATGTAACGACGCCACGCGCCTTCGTGGTATTCGCGGTATCCGATAACGTGGCCCTGCTCAGTGTCATACACAGCCTCGATGCGGTCATTCATGCCTTCGATGCTGATGATGAAAGGCCCAAAGCTGAACTGTTCCAGCGACACGTTGACCTGATCTGGAACGAGGCTGGATTCGTAATTCGTGCCGGCAAATCCGGGCGGGTAGTGGGGGTGGTTGGTGTAGTTGGGCATTGCCGTCTCCCTCACGTGCGGTTGCAAAAAAGCGGCGTCATGCCGTCGAACCATTCGGCATCGGGCCAGATGCGGCCATTGTATGAAATGCGCGCAACCGGCTCGCCGCTGGCGTCAACGATGCGTGCTTTTGGTGTCTGGCTGTTGCCCTTGCCGAGCGCATCGCGCTTCTTGCAATACAGCGCAGACGCGGCGGCAAAATCAGCAACCGGAAAGCGGCGATTGCGGAACTCGACGAAAATTTGTGTTGCTGGCGTCATTGCCTGTCTCCCTTGTGTGTGTCTGGATAATGGATCAACCCAAACGACATGTCAAGGACATTTTGTCTTAGTTTCGGAATTATTGGGGCTTGACGGTGCCGGACGGTCTGTCTTATAAAAAGCGCCATGACAAACGCAATCCCCAAGTGGGCACACATCGACGCAATTGCCGAGCGCCTCGGCGTCAAGATCGAAGCGCGCCGGAAATGGCGTCAACGCGGCTCGGTTCCACATCGGTGGCGTCTGCCAATTCTGCAAGCATCAGGCGGCGTCATCCTGGCCGACGATTTTACCGCTGCAAAACCATTCACCCCTCCCCCATCGTGTCCCTCCCTGCGCGATGGTAACTGACGCGGCTTCGGTCGCGTCCCTTTTATTCAGAGTGCGCCCATGTCCATGATTGAGTATATCCCCACACCCGCAGACCATGCAGCCCGTCGCGCTAGGATGGGCCTTGCACCAGCAGCCAGCAGCCCGGTTTTTATTCCGCGCGAACCGGCCAAAAAACCGGACATGGTTGCGGCAAAGCCAGCACCGCCCGCGCCCTTGGTTGACACGATTATCGCCAAATATCTGTACGTTTCAACGCCTCAAGGCCCCATCGGGATGGCCGAAACCAAGCAGCTTGTAGCGGCCATTGCCAAGCGCCACGGCGTGACGTTTCAGGACATCATGGGACCATGCCGGAGGGCTAAAATCGTGGCCGCTCGGTTCGAGGCTATCGTTGCCGTCGCGCAGGTTCGGTATGCGTGGAGCCTGCCCCAGATTGGCCGGTTTTTCGGCGACCGAGACCACACCACAATCTTGCACGCTATCAGAACACAGGCCGTCAAAACAGGCGAGACCATCCGTGGTTATACGCCAGAAGAGGCCGCACACCTGCTCGACCGGCAGCGGGATAAAAACCGCTCGGCCATCAAGACATACCGCAGCAAGCGCAATACAAAGGTGGCATCGTGAGCCTGACCGATTACCGAAACCTTATCGCCAAAAGCCATGGCGCATTTGTGCCGGTCGGCTTCGATGGTGACTTCGACCTTCCGTCATCGCTGTTTCCGCACCAGAAGGCCGCTGTTGAGTTCAGCCTTCGCGCCGGGTCTAGTGCGATGTTCCTTGACACCGGACTGGGCAAGACACGTTCCGCCCTTGCATGGGGGCAGGAGGTTGTCAGCCGCACGAATAAGCCTGTCCTGATGCTGGCCCCTCTTGGCGTTACACGCCAGCACAAGACCGAGGCTGACGACATCGGCATAGATGCCTGTGTTTCGCGCGACGGTGGACCGCAAGATGCGCGCATCGTCATCGCCAACTATGAGCGGCTGCACCTGTTCAACCCGTCTGACTTTTCCGGCATCATTCTTGATGAGAGTTCGATCCTCAAGAGCTTTTCAGGCCAGACCACAAAGCGGCTGATCGAGGCATTTGCACGCACGCCTTACCGGCTGGCCTGCACTGCTACGCCGGCGCCGAATGACCACACCGAGCTTGGCACTCACGCTGAGTTCCTTGGCATCATGACACGCGATCAGATGCTTATGCGTTGGTTCCTGCATGACAGCGCAGACACCGGCACATGGAGGCTTAAAGGCCATGGCGTGCGCCCGTTCTGGGATTGGGTGGCGTCATGGGCAAGGTGCGTCAGCAAGCCGTCTGATCTGGGCTTCTCGGATGCCGGCTTTGATATGCCGGAACTGAACATGCACCGGCACCTAGTCGCGGCTGATCGCACAAAGGGCAAGGGCGAAGAGAAGGACGGGCAAGCCCATCTGTTCCGAATGCCTGACATGTCGGCAACGTCCGTGCATCAGGAAAAGCGGCTGACATGCGAGGCCCGCGCTTCGATGGTTGCAGACATCGTGGCACGCGAACCAAACGAGCCATGGACGGTCTGGGTCGAGACTGATTACGACGCCGATGCCATCATGGCGGCAATACCTAGAGCCGTTGAGGTTCGCGGTTCGATGACCGCCGAACAGAAGGAAGAGCGGCTAACGGCGTTCACGCAAGGCCAGATCCGCGTTCTCGTCACGAAAGCCAGCATCGCAGGATTTGGCCTGAACTGGCAGCATTGCGCCCGCACTGTCTTTGCAGGGATGAGCTTTTCCTACGAGGCATTTTATCAGGCTGTTCGTCGGCATTGGCGCTTTCGCCAGACGCGCCCGGTCGATTGCCATGTTGTCTTTGCCGATACCGAAGCCGCCATCTGGGATGTTGTGAGCCGCAAAGCCGGAGACCACAACGCCATGAAACGCGAGATGACGCAGGCCATGGCCCGCGCCCATCGCACCGAAACCCGCCTTCATTCCTATGAACCCCGCAAGCAGGCGATTGTTCCTGCATGGATGATGTCATGACCAACGCAGTTCTTGACCAGCACATTTCCAACCGCTTTGCCGCATACAATGCCGACACGGTGGAGTTCACCGCCACGATGCCAGATAACAGCGTCGGCCTGTCCGTCTATTCGCCGCCATTCTCGCAGCTTTATGTCTATTCCGAGAGCGAGCGCGATATGGGCAACGTGGCAGACCATGACGAGTTCGCCGAGCGCTATCGTTACCTTGTGCGTGAGCTTTTGCGCGTCACCAAACCCGGCAGGATTAGTGCCGTCCATTGCTCCGACCTGCCGACCAGCAAGCAGCGCGATGGCGTAATTGGGCTGTTCGATCTGCCGGGTCTCATCCGCCAGGTTCACGAAGATGAGGGCTGGGTTTACCACTCCCGCGTGACCATCTGGAAATGCCCCGTGGTCGAGATGACCCGCACCAAGGCGCATGGCCTGCTTTACAAGACACTGCGCACCGATGGCAGCCGGGTTCGTGTCGGGATGCCTGATTATCTGATGGTGTTCCGCAAGGAAAGCGACGGCAAGACGCCGGAGCCGGTAACGCATGATCCCGGTGTTTATCCTGTCTCATGGTGGCAGGAAGCGGCATCGCCGGTCTGGACCACGATTGACCAGACAGACGTTCTCAATGTCGCTGTTGCGCGCGATGACAAGGACGAGCGCCATCTTTGCCCGCTCCAGTTGGACGTGATCGAACGCGCCGTGCATCTGTGGAGCAACACGGATGATCTGGTTTACTCGCCATTTATGGGCATCGGATCGGAAGGCTATGTGTCGATCAAGCACGGTCGCAGGTTCGCCGGCACCGAACTAAAGCCCGCGTATTTCAAGCAGGCTGTTCGCAATCTCAAGATGGCAGAGGATACCGGCACCGAGGGCGATCTGGTGTCAAAGATGGTGGCCACATGATGACCGTAACCCTCGGCTGGCCTTCCCGCGCCCTATCCCCCAACGCACGCAGCCATTGGGCAACGCTGGCGAGGGCGAAGAAGGCTGCGCGTCGTGAAGGACATCTTGCCACGTTTTCCGCGTCCACCTACCTGCCGACGACTTGGGCATCGGTCAGCATCCAGGTGACATTCATTCCTCCGAACGCCCGACGCCGCGATCTCGACAACTGCATCGCTTCAATTAAGCCGCACCTCGACGGAATATCAGACGCCATCGGAATTGACGATAGCCGCTGGATCTGGGCCGCACCTGTCATGGCAAAGCCTGAGAAACCGGGCCGCGTCGTCGTCACTCTCACGCCTGTTGAGGTGGTGGCATGAGCATCGCCGTTGCCGTCAAGCACATGATCGCCGCTGGCATGTCGCCGGAAGCCATTGTTGCGGCTGTTGCCGAAATGGAAGCCGCTGCGCAGCCGGTGCGGTCGAGCGGTGCGGTGCGGCAAGAGCGTTACAGGCGTAACAAAGCGTCACTTGTTACGGTTGTGACGGAAAGTGACACCCCTTCCTCCCCCCTTGTTCCCCCCTCTCTTTCCCCCACACCCCCTTACTCACCCCCCTATAATCC